GCGGCGGCGGCGGCGGCGCGAATATGACCACGTTGATCGTGAACTGGCCATTGTTCCCGGCGCTGAAGCTCCAGGTCACGGTGCCGGAGGTGGTGGCCGCGTTTCTCATCATTTGGGTAGCCACGACCAGCCGGTTCTCAAGCACAGACGTTGGGCTGCGCAGGATCCAGGGACCGGTGACGCTCACGCTCGTCGCTGTTGGTGGCACGTTGGCCAGGCCCGAGGATCCTACCGCCACGCCGACCCTTCCGGCTCCGAGAGAAGTGAGCACAGGCAGCGCCGTCTCGGCCGCCGTGCTGTTCGAGACCGTCGTCCTTGACTCGCTTTCAACGATGGGTACCCCGCTGTTCGCGTAGATCGCGAGCATCTGGCCAGCGTTGCGCCCACTGGAGGCTTGGGCGAAGGTCGTTGTCCCGGTCAGGTCACTGGCCTCGGCTGTCTTGGTGTAGATGGACGAGTACTGATTGAACGTCCCATTCGTGGCACCGGCACTGGCCGACACCCGCGTCCAGCCCGGCGGGGGATCGGAGGCAGGCAGTGAGCGGCGCATGACGCAGGCCACCAGCAGGTCCCCGACCACCGTACCCGGCGGCGCTGAGAGCACCGTCGCTGTCCCGCTGGCGTTGATCACCATGGTGCCCGCGGCACGGGTGTGGACGACGTTCGCGGCGGACACGTAGTCGAGCTCTCTGCTTTGAAGCTGCCAACTGGCCCGCTCGCCACGTTTCGCCTCGACCTCGACGCGCAGCCTCCCGCTCTCTGGAGGGGTGAACGCTTGAGAGGTGCCGGCAATGCCCGTATGGGTCTGGACCAGCACCCCATTGAGGGACCAGTAGATGTTGTAGGTCGTGCCCACTTCAGGACCAATGGAGGCGGCCGTGCCATCGATCAGCTGGTTCGCCTGCAGAAGCCGATCGCGGTGCCGCCAAGTGACGGTCAGTAGTCCCGTCGCCTGGATCGGGTTGGCATCCCCGTTGATCATGAGGCCGGCGGGAGGATACGGACGCGCCGCCCGCTCATTCATCGTGAGCGAGATCGCCAGGGTGCCGCCCGGCGTGAGTGCTGAGGCGCCCGATCGGCTGACCAGCTTGGCGCTCACCACCTCCCCTACGCTGTACTCGCGCCCGTCTGATGCGCCCCACTCGTCGTAGAAGAACAGCCTGGATCCGGCCGCATGCGGCACCGGCACCGTGTCGGCGCACCCGCGCCCCAGCACGATCGTGCCGGCCGCCGTGTTGAGCGCATCGACCCTGACGATCTCACTGTCCCAGGCCGCCGCCGTGCCCACCGATACACGCGACAGCAAGCTTTGACTCGAGAGCGAGAAGGCGGTCTGGCTGACGCCCGCCGCTTCAACCAGGGTAGCGGTTGGGCACCAGTCTCCTACCACGGACTCGGCGAACGCCTCGCCGGCGGCGGCGGTATAGAGCCGGTAATTGGTGCCCGACGTGGGGCGGGCCGCCGCGGCGACCAGGTAGCCGGCATCGGGAGGCAGGGCCGCCAGGTCGGCATGGGACAGCGTTCCGGCCAGTTCCACGTACGGGGCTTCCAGCAAGAGCTTGAACGGCGGCGGCACAGGCCCTGACGCCCCGTTGTCAGTCGGTTGCTCGACCACATAGGTGGTCGACGGCATGCCGAACACGTCCTGGATCGCGACCAGCGGGATTGCGCCGGACCGCAACGTGCCGGTGTCGATCTCCCCGACCAGGCACACCATGTCCGCAATGCCCCGCCTGGGCGCCTGCAGGCGGAAGTAGGTGCCAATGCGCCAGGAATACGGCGTGCGGTTGCAGGTCAACCGGAACCGCTTCAGCGGCGTGGCCCGGCTGCGCAGCTCACGCGCACCGGCGCGAAGCGCCAGCGACTCGATCGGGATCTCCGGGTACTGGATGGTTTCGGAGATGACCCCGCCTGTGGCCCGGATCGCGCCCAAGGCATGGAGCGGTGCGGTGCTGCGGTCTTCCTTGGCCTCCGGGTCGAACCACTCCACCACCACCTGGTTGACCGCATCGTCCAGGAGGCTGGGCTCTTCCTCGTACTCGAGGATGTCATTATCGGTGAGCACCGGCAGATCGGCCCGCACAGTGTCGCCGCGGATCAGGTCCAGATACCACTGGCCATTGACCCGGCTGCGCGAGCACGAAGCACCGATTACCCCGCAGATGCGTGCACGGAACGCCTCCACCGACTCGGCGTCCGGATCGTACTTCGTACACAGGCCGAACCCTTCGCTGAAAAGTTTGTCGGCCGCGGCGGTGAAGCTCACTGCATTGACCAGCGCCGCCGGCTCGCCCTGCATGTTCTGCGACACCAGGCTGTCGTAGATCATGTGCGCGGGGTTCATTCCCACCAGACCGCCTAGCGCACTGGTGATGACCGCGGTGAGGGCGGAGGAATCGCTTCCGGCCACCACCACGGGTGCGCCGCTGTTGTCCACCAGGGCGGTGTAGGTGAGGTCCTGAAGATCGATGTTGACCCCAAAGACCTTGACGCCCTGGAGCGCTGCGACCAGCACCGCCGCGCCTTCAGCGATTTGCCGCGCCGTCTGATTTGAGGCGGCGTCGTCGGGCGCGCCGTCCGTCACAAAGAACCCGATCTTTTGTGCATTGGGCGCCCCGGCGAAGAAGGCGCCCATGTCCTGCACCCCGGCCGGGAAGTAGGTGGAATAGCGGGCGCTAAGCGACTGCACCCAAACTTTAAGCGCAGCGATGCCCGCCACCGGAGATGTTCCGCTGCAGGTGGGTAGTACGCGCATTGGGGAACGAGCCCCACCCCACCACCATGACGTCCACGCGGGCGCCAGCGCCCTCCACACTCTCGGCCACGATGCTCAGCGCATCGACGATCGCTGCCTTCATGTTCGCCAGCCGAGTCTGCCCATTGGGCGTGACCGTGGTCATGCTGCCGGAGAGGTCCAGGGCGAAGTAGAGCGCCAGACTGTTGACAGGAACAAGCCCAACGCGTGCCTTTTGCGGATACCAGCAGACGTCGTTGTCCCACCCCTTGAGGATCCGCCGCAGCTTGAAGCTGGCGGGCTTGGGATACGGGTTCATTGCGCCGTAGCGCCCTCCCTTGAAGGTCAGCGTGGCCTTGCCGCGGAACGCCGACTGAGGGCCGCCCATCCTGTCGAGAAGGTAGGCGTTGGGCATCTGGGTTTGCTCGCCGAACATCACATCGCAGTGGCCCTGGATGCCGCCCTCGCTGTCGGTGCCACCCCACAGGTCAGGGGCGTTGACGTAGATCTCCCCGCTGCGCTCGAGCGCGCCCTCCCACGCGGGGCGATCGCCGCCGCGGAACTGCAGGAAGGCATCGATTGGGCCCTGGCATAACCCGAACTGGATGATGGGCCGGTACCAATAGCCGACGGTCTGCTTTTTGCTGCTACCCATGGCCTTGCGCTTCCACGGTGCGCGCGTGCTCGACCAGGATCAGCGCCAGGCCATCGCCGGTATCGAGCAGCCGCTGGGCGTCGATGCCATTGCGAACGAAATCGCCCCAGTCCAACTCGTGCCGTTCAAACCAGGCGCGTGCGCCGCGGGCGCAGAAGCCTGTCCGCTTGCTCAGGCCTGGCACGCTGCGCAGGTGGGCGATGGTGACGATCACTTCTTGCCGCCCTTCTTCTTGATCGGTTCGGGCGGGATCTGCGTGCTCCACGCCAGGATGATCGAGTCGTCGATCCAGACGGTGCCGTAGATGCGCACGATCGACTTGCCGTCCTGCACCTGCGGGATGCTGCTCTCCTGCGGTTTGGCGCCCTCCACCTTCGGACGCAGCGCGTAGGAGATCAGCGCGCTGATGACCATGATGGCCAGCTGGATCCAGATATTGATCACCGCCTGGGCCGGGGGCGCGCCGGCCTGGAGTTGCTCGCGTGCACCTAGCACCACCAGCAGCGTGGCGATTACGGCTACTAGGTTGGCCAGCGCAAAGGCGCCCAGGCGCAGCTGATCGTGGTGCTTGTCCAGCACCCAGTAGCGGGCCAGCCACCAGAGACGACTCAGGCGCTTCACCATACGGGCATCCCATCGAAGATCTTCTTGTTGGGCAGGTCCTTGGCGCCGCCGTAGTTCGGATCGTTGTTGAACTCGCTGCACGCCGCGGTGTTGTGCGCGCAGCCGCGGTAGGCGATGACCGAGAGCCCGGCGCTTAAGTCGGTGGCGCCGTAGTTGATCAGGAGGGTGTTGCCTACATGGGCCATGATCGTGCGGGCCTCGCGCAGTCCGTTGGCGCGGGTCCACTCGACAAAGCCGCCGGCAAGCTTGCCACTGGCAACAGCGCCGAAGGCGGCCGCGGTGAGCGTCAAACCGGTGACGGCGGTGAGGGTGGCCGGTACCGCGTGCAGGGCCTTGTTGACATTGCACAGGCCGGGCCCTTGGCTGTACAGCACCAGCGGGCAGCCGCGCTGCCACTTCAGCGGCATGCCGCTGCGGCGGCCGGACTTGAACGAGGGGTCGCAGGTGAGCGTCAGCACGGTGTCGGTGAACTTCGGTGCGATCACGCGACCGGTCCACTCCACGACCGGCTCCGTGTCACCCAAGTGCAGCGCCAGGCACTGCACGCTGATCAGATCGCCCGGCGGGTGCGGCCGCCAGTTCGCGGCGATCTCGAGGTCGACCGGCAGGGTGAGGGTGAGCGTGTTCTTGGCCTGCTCCACCGAATCGCGGATGGGTCCACGCGCGATCGCCGCGGGTGTAAAGACCTCATTGCCCAGCGTGATCGCACGGTCAGCGCTGGTGTAGCGCCAGGCCACGGTGCCGCGGGCGAAGCGAAACAGGTGCACCGGCTTGCCGGCCCAACGGCTGAGCTCGAACAGGCTAAACGTCATTGGCCACCGCCCGAAAGCTCAGCTCGCTCAGCACCACCTCATGGCTCCAGTGGCGCAGCAGGTTCACGTCCGTGTCCTGCCGGCACAACGCCATGAAGGACACGCTGGCCACCGCGCTGGCGGCGAAGCCCGTGGCGATCGCAACGTCCAGCGTGAGGCGCTCGACCGTGGCGCTGTGCGCGGCGGCCGCGGTGAGGCGCCGGTACAGCACGGTGCCGTTGGCCAGCTGGATGCGCACATCGCGCCGGTTGATGGCCAGCCCCGTGGCCGACAGCAGGGGACCCTCCACGTCCAGCGTGGTGGCGCCGTTGGGCACATCATTCACCAGCTGCAGGTCCTGCGCCCAGGTCGGAACCCAGATCGTGCCCCAGCGGCCGCACAGCGCGAACAGCAGGCCGCGGAAGGCGGCCAGCGCCGCCGGGCCCACCAGCGCGTACGGCATCGCCTGGCGGCCCAGAGGAATGCCCACCCGATCAAACACGGCCGGGATGCCGACCTCGTTGTCGACGTGGCTCAGCGGGCGCTCGGGCGCCCACTCCGGATCGGTGGACCACGTGGGCGGGATCTCCAGCACCGGCAAGGCGCGGTAGGTGGCGGGACCGGCGTTGGCCGGCCACTCCAGCGGCGCCTCGAGACGGAACTCCACCTGGTAGGGGGCCGCATCGCCGGTAAAGCGCGACAGGCTAGGCACGGCCTGCAGGCGCGCCGTGCGCAGCGGCAGCACGCGCGTGCCTGCCGGCCAGGCCCAGGCGGTGACGGTGCTCAGCGTCAGGCGGGAGCCGCCCACCGTGGCGATCTGGACGCGCTCGAACACCGCCGGGTCCTCCTGCATCAGCAGCGCGTGGCCGCCGGCGACAAAGCGGCGGCCGCTGGTGTCGAGGAGGATCGTGTCGGTGGCCGCCGGCAGCGCGGTGGACAGCCTCGCTGTGTCCATCACCAGCGGTGCGTCCCACCGCTTCGCTCCATGGGCGTAGAGCAGCGACTCGAGCCAGCGCCGGCGGCGCCCGGACTCCAGCCCGTTGAACTTCAGCACGGTGCGCGGCGCGGTGCGCAGGCGCCTATGTTGCGAGGGGCCGGTCGCGGCCTGGAGCACGTCGGTCAGCCAGGTCAGCTGCTCAGTAACCTCGCCGCCGGCGGCAAACGTCCAGGGATAGGGCTCACTCATCAATGGCCCGTCGATTGCTGCGCACGTGGTGCACGATCATCCGCTCACCCGCCTTGCCCGCGAGCGCATCGGCC